CAAACTCGATAAACGGGTTCTCGGAATTCTCAGAATTTTTTTTGGAAGACATAGGGCGTTACCAGGTGGGTGGGGAGGGGGTCAGTGGGTTCGTGGGTTCGGTAGGTGTTTGGGTGCTGCCACAACCGCCCCGCCGCCACGCGCCCCACGGGGGGGTCGGGCGCCGGCCGGCCAGGGCGCGGCCACCTGGCGACGGGCGGAGGCCTGTGGATAACTCAGCACGCTGCGCGTCCCCTCTGACGCTGCGATATGGTGCGCGTAAGCCTATGATTCCATTGAGTATTCCGCTGCGCGTCTGCACTTAGTGCAACAGAACTACTTAATACAGTGTCCATTATGTGAACTTAGAAATGCTGTTTATGCGTGATTCTGCCTAATCGTTGGGCAGTTGCACCTGTTCTGTGGATATCTTTTGCATTCGGTCTGTGGATAACTCCTCAACCACCTCGACGTGGCGAAGAGCCTCCATGCGTAATCCCTGGATGCTGATGTTCACCGACTGCGTTTTGTCAGTGCCGTACGTCTTGCGGTCCCAGCGCTCGGCCAGCCACTGGCGCGTTCGGATGCGCTGCACGTCGCGCTGCGCGTTGTCGACGTCCATGCTGTCCGCGATGGCGAGCGTCTCGCAAGCGAGATGCGAGGCAGCTTCCACCCGCGCGCGTGTAATTATAGAATGATAATCATTCTCATCTATCCACCGATCGAGCGCACGCCGTCCGATGCCTAGGCCACGGCATATGTCTGCCTTGCTGCGCCCCTCCTCAAACATCGACAGCACAAGCTCCGCGTCTAAGTCCTCAAGCAGCGCGAGGTCTGCCTTCACCTTCGGATTCCCTGGCATTACAAAGCCCTCCAAGCGTTTTTCGTAGTATCAAGCACCCTACGCACCACCTCATCCCACAAATCACTTCCTGCGCTCATTCTTGTCCCTTTCTGCTGCCTTCGTATCAAACATCTTCCCGCCCTTGAACGGCTTGCTGATGTCGATGTCGTTCTCTATGTCTTCGAACCCGCTTGATCCCCAAGGCTGAATAGGAATCATTCTCGTTCCAGGTATCGCCGCCTTGATCTCCCTTACCTGAGTAAGAGTCTTACTGTTCATTACCACTTCCAGTTCTTCGAGAGTCCAGACCGAGCGATTAACTGGCAGCTTGTGGAACTGGTCGTACCAGGTCGCCATCTGTTTGTCCCTGACGATGACCATCAGGCTCCCGTCGCCCATCCGGCGTTCCATGCAATCGATTTTAGGCATCTGCTCTATGCCTGCCTCAATCGCCCACCTGGTCAACGCCTTGTAGGCCGCGATCATTCCCTTGATGGCCTTCTCTAGCCGTTCCTCGTCCCGCGCCTGGCTGGCCTCCCAGATGCGCTCCCGTTGCGCGCTGACCTTTCTCCGGAACTCTGCATCCACCAGGCCAACCACTCGGTCTATGCCCCAGACCTTCTCATGCTCCATCTTTGCGGTCTCCATCTCCACCATGAGCAAATGCTCAAAGACTTTGAAGCGGTCGCTCGGATACACGTCAGTCTCCAACAATTTCTTCGTTGCCATCCTCAACTCCTCATCTACACAACACTAGACCTAGCAGATAGCATCTACGCAACTACACCTTGCATTAAGCAAGGTGTTGCTAGTTGCGTAGATTTCTACCTATTTCTACACACTTGCGTATATACGCAATTGCATAGATTTAGCCATCTTGCGTATACTTTTACAACATAAGTACATACGCAATTGCCTATACGCAATCTACGCAACTGCGTAGACGCACCATCAAAACGGGGAAACATACGGCTCATCCTTCTTTATTTCCCGCGGCTTGATCCAACAGTATTCACCGACTGATGTCTTGTGGTAGCCCACCAGCCCCTTGTCAAACATAGCCTTCTTGCCGCGGTCCCAATCCGTATAGATGCTCTTGCTGTCTGCCTTGCGCTTAACAAATTCCTCTCTCCACTCGGCCAACATCACCGTCTTATGGCGCTCCTCACCGACGTTTGTCATATGCCCGTTCTCGTCAAGCGCCGTCTGAATTGACTCGAATGCAGCCAACTGGTTGCCGTACAGCTTGCGTGGTTTGTCCTGGCGTTGCACTGCATCAGCCTGCGCCTGCTGCTGGATAGCCTCGTCACTCGGTCTCACGGCCAGGCTAATCTGTGCGTCGCTGATGCCTAGTGCGCTGGCCTTAATCTCCACCTTCACCATCTCAAACCCAATCTTCAGCCCGTCCTGGCCGTCCTTCTGCTTACTGATGGTGAGCACGCCTGATCCCGCTATCGGGCTTGCAGGGTTTGGTTGCGCGTCAACCTTCATGAGTTCCAGTTGGGTGTCCACGGCTCCGAGGAGAGAGCTATGCCCACGCAATCCCTTAGTGGCGTCTTTACCCGAGTGATGTAGCACCATCATGGCGCAGCCCAACATACGCTGTATCCGTCCCGCGTTATGGATGAACGCTCCCATGTCCTCTGAGTTGTTCTCGTTGCCACCGCCAAACGCCCTAGCTAACGTGTCAATCTGCACCAGCTCAAACTGGACGCCCGTATTTTCCATCATGTCCTTGATCGAGGCGACTAATAAGTCGAAGTCCTCGGCGCTCGATCTCATGTTGATGGCGGCCCTGATAACGTATATCTCGGTTCCCGCTTGCGTCTTGTTGTGCAGCTTGCAGGCTTTGATGCGTGCGCCGATGCCGCCGAAGCCTTCCCCGCAGATGTACAACACCGCGCCTGCCGCCTGCACCTCGCGCCCCATCCACGGCCTGCCCGTTGCCACCGCCTCGGCAATGTCCAAGGCGACGAACGACTTGTATGAGCCTGGTGGACCGTACAGGGCGGCAAACGCCTTCTTCGGTAAGACGTTCTCTATCAGCCACTCAACCGGCTCGTCCTCAATGTCATCCCAAGCCTCGATGTTGAGCAGTTGCCGCGGTATGAGGATGGGCGGCTCTTGATGTATATCCAAGTTATCGGGTTCTACAGTAACCTCAATAGAACTAGGCTCAATCCACTCGGGCGTAATGACCTGGTCCACGCTGGTGATGACCGGCAGCGCCTTAGCAAGTTCTGCCAGCTTGGCCCTGTCCCCACCGTCCGCAACCCACTCGTAGGCATCGTCACCCAAATCCGGTAAGTTGAAGTCGAGCACGCGGATTGCCTTGGCTACCGGCAGCAGCGCCTGCACTACGCGCTTTGCGTACTTCCAGCCTGGTGCATCGCAGTCCGGAACCACTATCACTACAGCGCCAGCAAAGTATTGGGTGATGTCCTCCGGCCAGTGCCCAGCACCAGCGTGCGACGTAGTGGCAATCGCGCCTATGCTGACCAGGGCATCGGCAGCCTTCTCGCCCTCCACCAAGTAGATGGCGCGTCCAGCTTCCCGAGCGTTGATGAGTTCCGGCAGGCGGTAAGGCACTATCCGCGCCCCTGTCATGCTGCCCTGGCGCCGTCCCGCAGCATCCACCTTGTGCAGCGAGTACGTCTTACCTTTTTCAGAATTTACTTTGAACCGGCGCTTTACAAATAGGGTATCTCCTACCTCGTCCTTGTATTCCCACTCCTGCTCCAGCGTTGGCATCGTCATCAGTTCACCTTTGATTAGCGCGAGACTGTACTCCTGGCGCTGAAGTGCTGGCAATAGGTTGCGTTCCCTGACCGCGTCGAATACAGAATGCTGGTCGCAGCCACCGTGGCAATGGAACAGGTACTTCCCATTGTCTTCCTTAATGGATAGGGACGGGTTCTTGTCCCCGTTCCCCCTTCCGTGGCCAGCTACAGGGCAACTCGCAAGCCAGTTCCCGTTCACCTTCTTGGCGTTGCCCAGGGCCTTGGCTATTGTTTCAGTGTCCATTTTCTTGTTCTCAATTTTTAGAGGAAAAAAAAGCCGGTGGGGATCAGCCACCGGCCACCAGACTACTGGTTAGAAAAACTCTTCGTCATCCATCACGGGCGCAGGCGCTGGCTTGGCCGCCTTACGGACAGGCGCTGGCTCCGGCTCAAACTCGTCACCCGCATCCGCGTTCATGCCAGCGGGACGCGCAACCCAACTCACCAGCTTGAAGTTCGGCACTCGGGTGTTGCCCTTGCCAACCTTCTCAGGCGTCGAGTTGACGTACTCGATGACCGGCAGCTTGCCCATGTTAGCCTCACCAGCCTTCTCGCAATCGTTGTAAATCTTTTCAAAGCCCTTGCATGGACCGTAGGCATTGGCGCTCCAATCGACCAGGCCGAGTTCCTTTGAGTACAGCGTCACCACAAACCCGCGCTTATACCCCTCGCCAGGCGACTGGCTTTTAGCGCCAAGCACCTCATCCGGCTGCCAATCGCGTACACCAGCACCAATCATCAGCCAGCCGGTCTGCACCGAGTCTAGGTCCATGACCACCTTCTTGAGTTGGATTTCATCACCATCGCGGTTCGTCCAAGCGTTAGCTTGGGGTGCAAAGCGAATGTAAGAGTTTCCTGATCCAGAGTTAGAGGATAAATTTAGCATTTTCATTTTCCATAGTTACGGGCTTGCGCCCAAAGTTAGATGTCGGAGGATTCCGTCATCTTTGCCAGAGTCAGTCCAGAAGAGACCTTCTCTGTCAAATCGTCGAGCAGATGCCGGTCATCTTTGCTCAGTAATTTCTCAGCTTGCGCTGGCGTGATTGGCTCGCTCTTGTACAGCTTGGCAGTCTCAATCGGCAAGTCGCTGATGTCGATGTCTGCCTTCCACTTGCGGATAGCGCGTTTCGGAACCAGGTTCCAACCTGGCACTGCCGCGCCGCCCTCCAGGCGTTGAGTAGCCACCTTCTTCAGCTCCTCGTAGAACGCCTCCACCAGCTCACCCTGCTCCAACCAGGTAGCGATCTCGCTCTCGCTGAGTTCCTTGGTAGGCGCTAGGGGCAACTCGTAAGCCTTCTCGCGCAGGGCTGGGCATACTAACTTAGCTGGGCAATACTTGCACGCATCCCGTGACGGGGTGGGGTAGGCGTTCATCGTAACAATCTCGTTGACCGCCTTGATGAGTTCGTTATCGCGCCACTGCAGCAACTCGTACAGGCTCATCTCGTGAGTGCGGTTCGCGCCAACCTGGGGCTGGACAATCGTTAAGCGAATCGTGTTGAAGTCTCCAAGCTCACGCATCATCGCCAGAGCGTAAATCTTTAACTGCGGTGAGTCAGCGTCAACGTAGTTGCGTCCCGTCTTGAGGTCCACGATCTCGATGATGGAATCCTTGACGCTGTAGCCGACAACGTCGCACGTCCCAGACAGTGACACCTGCATGGTGTTCAGCACCGTCCCGTGCTGCTCCACCAGGACTCGTCCAAGCTCAGTCTCCAGGCGCTTGATGGTGTCCAAATGCAACTGCGCGAACTCGGCGTTCTGCTCGGTAATGACGATACCCTCGATCATCTTGTTGACGTAGTTCTTTGGGTCATCCTCTGTCTGCCAGCACAAC